CGCCGTCAATCACTCCTAGCATTACCTTGACTCCGTCAGTGACTCCGTCAATCACTCCTAGCATTACCTTGACTCCGTCAGTGACTCCGTCGATCACGCCGTCAGTCACGCCTAGCATTACCTTGACTCCGTCTGTGACCCCGTCGATCACACCGTCAGTCACGCCTAGCATTACCTTGACGCCGTCAGTGACCCCGTCGATCACCCCGTCAGTCACGCCTAGCATTACCTTGACTCCATCAGTGACGCCATCGATCACACCGTCAATCACTCCGTCAGTCACACCTAGTATTACCTTGACCCCATCAGTGACGCCGTCAATCACGCCGTCAATCACCCCGTCAGTCACACCTAGTATTACCTTGACCCCATCAGTGACCCCGTCGATCACGCCGTCAGTCACGCCTAGCATTACCTTAACACCATCAGTCACACCTAGCATTACATTGACCCCATCAGTGACGCCGTCGATCACACCATCTATTACACCTTCTAAATCTCCGGGAGCAACACCATCAATTACGCTGACACCATCAATCACACCGTCAATCACGCCGTCAGTCACGCCTAGTATTACCTTGACCCCATCGGTGACGCCGTCAATCACACCGTCAATCACGCCGTCAGTCACGCCTAGTATTACCTTGACCCCATCGATGACACCGTCGATCACACCATCTATTACTTCATCAATAACTCCTAGCATTACCTTGACACCATCAGTCACGCCTAGCATTACCTTGACCCCATCGGTGACGCCGTCAATCACACCGTCAATCACGCCTAGCATTACCTTAACACCGTCTGTAACTCCATCGATCACGCCGTCAATCACGCCTAGTATTACCTTGACCCCATCGGTGACACCGTCAATAACACCATCAACGACTCTGTCGATCACCCCATCGATCACATCATCAGTCACACCTAGCATTACATTGACCCCATCAGTCACACCTAGTATTACATTAACTCCATCTGTAACTCCTGAAGCCACACCAACACCATCTGTTACCCCTTCATCATCAACAATATTTGTAAAATCAATCAATGGTCTTGATATTTCCTCTATTAAAATGATTAATGGAATTATAATTGGAAATATTAAAAAATGGAACGAAATAGCAATCTTTCATTCATTTTTTCCTACAGTTACACCATCAATTACTCCTACTCCAAGTCATTTGTAATTCTGACTAAATATAGAAGACACTACTCATGGAGAATTATCATGGCAAAAGCAATACAATTGAAGAATACGACAGAATGGAATCCAGTACTTGCAAGTATAATGAAAAGGAGTCTTTCACCAAAAATTCAAGCATCAGTTGACTATATTCTTCAAGAAAAACAAGATTCTTTAATATTAGAAAAAACAATAAATAACTCTCCTCTTATTGTAAAATATCAACCTACAAACGATGAAATGAAAGAATTATCAGTATCCATTATTTCTCCTGATACTGTAGCATCAGAAATTCCCACAACCCTTGATCAACTCTATATTCCGGGTCCACAAGGAGAATCGTTCTTATTTTGGGGAAGTCAACATATTGCTTTGATTGCTGATCCCATAGATTCTAAAGATAATATTTATGTATATTTGTCGGTTTTGAAAGTTCCAGAAGGTGAGATTGTATATCATGTTGTAGAATCAGGAAAAATTGCCGACGTTAGGAGATTTCAATGTATTAATACATTAGATCAAGAAGTAACCATATCTTTTCTTATTGGAATAGACCCATTTCTCAACCCTCGCCTTCGAACAGATATTATCATTCCAGCTTTAAACGAATATGATTTATCATGTTCCACAGATGCAACAGAAGGTGAAAAACTAGCCATGATTGCAAGTGCTGGAAATGCCATTCAAGTTGCCATCAGTGGCCATATTACTGATGTGTAATTTCATAAATAGATAATATCCCCTTTAAAGGATTTTCATGCCCCCATTTCCAAGTGTAACACCCACCCCCATTCACATGTCTTCCCGCCAGCAATTGAAGGATTATTGCTTGCGGCGTTTGGGCGCACCTGTAATTGAGATTAACTTGGATGATGATCAGGTGGAAGATAGGGTTCAGGATGCCATTGAATACTTCCAAGAATACCATTTTGATGGTACGGAACGTATGTACTTGAAGACCATGATTGAGGCATCCAAGCTGACCCTGACCACCCCAGACGCCAACCTTTTGTCTCCGGGGGAAATTCTCACGGGGCAGACTTCAGGGGCATACGCCAAGTACTATGGCAAAGATTTCACCATGGATTACACCCTGAACAAGCAAGTCTTCTCCGAGTCGGTCATTCAGCTAAAACAGACGCAGGGAACCTTTGTGGACGGGGAAGTGATCACCGGAAGTGTCTCAGGGGCCACCCTCCAACTTGTTCCAACCAACGCTTTCTTTTTGGGTAATTGGGATAAGCAGTATTTGGAGATTGCCGATGGTGTTCTTGGCATCACAAGAATCTTCATTTTGGGGCCGGGAACGGCTGGCATGAACACCCGTAACATCTTTGACGTTGTCTACCAGTTCCGTCTGAATGATATGTATGACCTCATGAGTACTGATCTTATCTATTACGCACAGGTCAAACAGCACTTGAGCTTGCTTGACATGATGCTCCCCGGAGAGCGCAGTATCCGCTTCAGCCGTAAAGACAGTCAGCTACACATTGACATGAATTGGCCGGAAGCCCTGACCCCCAACACCTACATTATGGCAGAGGTTTACCGCATCCTTGATCCAGAGCAGAACACCAAGGTGTACAACGACCTCTTCCTCAAGAGATACACCACGGCTCTCATCAAGCGTCAGTGGGGCAACAACATGAAGAAGTTTGACAAGATTCAGCTTCCGGGTGGGGTAACCCTCAATGGTAAAGAGATTTACGATGAGGCTGTGGAAGAGATTCGTCATATTGAGGAAGATATGCAGAGTCGTTACGAAATGCCACCATTCTTTGAAATCGGCTAATGGCTACTAACTTCTATTTTCAGGCTGGCACCAACATAGGAACCACCAACGAACAACGGTTGGTGGAAGACCTGATTATTGAAGCCATCCAAATCAAGGGACATGACATTTACTACATGCCCCGCACATCCGTCAACCCAGATCATATCTTGGGTGAAGACCCCATGAACCAGTTTACCCAAGTCTACCCCATTGAAATGTACATGAACAACGTACAGGGATGGGAAGGTGACGGGGAATTGATGAGCAAGTTTGGTATTCAGGTGACGGACAATGCCACCTTTGTGGTATCCAAGCGGCGTTGGGAAGATGCGGTGGCATCCCAGACGGACGATTTGCAACTTCCCTTGAGGCCAGCCGAAGGGGACTTGCTGTACTTTCCCAAGACCAAGGCGTTCTTCGAAATCAAGTATGTCAATCATCTAGACCCGTTCTTCCAGATTGGTAAGTTCTACGTCTACTCATTGCAGTGTGAGTTGTACCGCTATAGCTCAGAAAACATTGATACAGGTGTTGAAGAAGTGGACAATAGGGCCGCTGAAAAGACCCAAGACACTTTCGCCTTTCAGTTCCTCAATCAGACAGGGGGAGCATTCCTTTCACAAAGTGGAACCCCAATCATTCTTGCTTCAAGCTCACAGGTGGAAGATTCTTTTGATGACACCACTCCATTTGAAACCAAGGCCCAAGATATCGTAGATTTTTCGGTTATCGATCCGTTCGGAGAGTTCTAGACCATGTTCAAGAACAAACAGTTTTACCACCAACATATTCGTAAGGCGATTATTGCCTTCGGCACACTGTTCAATGGTATCTACATTGACAGGCGCAATGCCAGTGATGAGTTGGCTCAACGGATTAAGGTACCGTTATCATACGTCCCTAAGCAGAAGTTTATGGCGCGTATTGGGGCGGCTCCCGATTTGGAAACAGGTCGTACTGCGTTCGAAGTGGTGCTTCCCCGAATCGGGTTCGAAATCACGGGGTTGGAGTATGACGGAAGCCGAAAGCTAACCGTCACCCAACGAGTCAAGGCTATCAAGGAAGACGGCAGTATCCGTCAAGGGTTCATTTCCACCCCTTATAACTTGAAGATTGATATGAGTGTATATGCCAAGAATCAGGACGATGGGTTACAAATCATTGAACAAATCCTTCCCACGTTCAACCCCGACTTCAACGTGACGGTATTTGAAATCCCTGAATTGGGTGTTCAGCGTGACCTACAATTCGTTCTGGATGGGATCACCCTTGAGAACGACTATGAAAGTGACTTCAAAGAGCGTGTCAAGGTTATTTACAATTTGCAATTTACAGTCAAAGTGAACTTCTTTGGCTTCGTGGATGACACCAACACCATCAAAAAGACCATCATCAGCATCTACTCAGACAACGCACTGGTGGCTGGCATGGTTCCTGATGGAACATTGAGTGGTGAGCGCATTACCACTACCACTGACCCCTATGGGGCTGATCCTTCATCCGACTACACTTATGTACATGAGTTTGATGATATCTTTTCCGGAGAAGTAGTCTAATGAAAAGACCTTCTCGCACAACATCACGAATTGACATCGGAACACCAAAGACGATCTTTCCAAAGGTGAACAATAGTGATGTGTTTGTAGATGGTAAGTGGTACGTCTATCCGTCCATGACACCCACTATGACCCCGTCATCAACGATCACCCCCTCTATTACACCAACCCCGACACCAACCCCAACAGTTACACCAACATAGCACCATATAAATAGAATACAGACCAACACCTTCAGGAGTTTCAATGTCAAAGCTTCCCTCACGCAGTCAATCATCATCAGTTCGACCAAGTGGCCACCCAATCCCAAATCGTTCAACCAATGATGTGTTAGTTGAAGGTGTCTGGTACAAAAATCAGCCAGTGGCCCCGTCCCACACTCCGTCTGTAACCCCTTCGGTCACAGTGACTCCATCAATAACACCATCAGTAACCCCTTCGGTCACAGTGACTCCATCAATAACACCATCAGTCACCCCATCGGTGACCCCAACACCATCGGCAACCTAGCATGAAACAGCCCTCACGAAGTTCTGTTTTTCAAAGAGTTGGGCCGAATACAATTTCAAATCGTATTACTAATGATGTATTTGTTGATGGTGTGTGGTATAAGGATCAACCTGTGGCCCCGTCCCACACACCATCTGTGACTCCTTCGGCCACACCAACATCATCTTTAATTGAGTTGAGTCCTTCTCCAACACCATTAATTAGCCCCACCCCAACACCAACCCCATCGTCAGTTGTCCCTTCATGGATTTATACATATACCTATATAAGCCCAACACAACAGAATTACATTAGTGGTCCAGTTACCGTACAGGTTGTGGTCAATAATGGGACTGTTTCGCTGTTGGGTAAAACAATAAACTGGATGTGCGAAGATGGATTTGAAGGAACTGCCACGTTCTCAAATCAAGTTGATTCAGAATTTGCATCACAAGTTTTGATAACCCCGTCTGGGGATGGTGGTGCGGTTGTATCAATAGACAGTGTTACTGATGCAAATAATGATATTGCATATTACGTTTAAACCACAAAATAATGAAAAGACCATCACGAAGTTCAGTTGGGCCGCGTTTAGGTCCATCGGCAATTCCTTCACGAAATTCCTCTCCTGATGTGTTTATTGAGGGGCGATGGTATACACCCCCAACCCCCTCACCAACTCCTTCACCAACCCCCTCAGTTATTGCTGAGTGTAATAGTTTGTTTACTAATGTACCAACTGATACACTAGTGACAAATCAGGCAGGGCTTCTTGATTCAACTGTCTTCAATTATGGACAACCATTGTTAGCTGAAGGTGATTTTTTCATAGGCGGGGGAATGGGCACAGGAGCATCTTTGGTTGTATCTGGAAAGAATTTTGATAATACATATACCTCAGTTGCTACCGCAAAGGCAGAAGTTATTTCTGGATCAGAAGTTCAACTTTCGGTTTTACAGGGTGGGTTTAATGGCGCAGGGGTTGTTGAAACAATTATTGGTATTGTTCCAATAAATTCGGTTGTTCGTCTTGGTTACATGGATGGTGGCACCCCAAATACCGCATTTATGATTGTTTGTGGAAACGGCGGTTTGATTTCTGGGGGAAGCGATGGGGGGTTGAATTACGAGAGAGATACTCTTGAATTTTCAAATACACAGGGATCAGTATTTTCTACAATCAAAGTAGGACACCCGGTTTAACTGGAACATATATGTTTGAAACCTTAGATGAAAAGTTTGATGTGGCTCCAACTCTACCCGCTGTGATAGAGCCGGAAGCTGTGCTTTCCCCTGAAGTCCTCAGTGATGAGGAAATGTCTCGTCAAGCTTTGCGAGATATGATTCAAAAGGGGCGCACCGCAGTAGATGAAGCAATGAATCTGGCCACCAATTCAGAGTCTGCCAGAGCCTATGAAGTGTTGGCCCAGATGATTAAGACGGTGTCTGACACTTCCAAAGACCTCCTACTCCTTCAGAAGATCAAGAAGGATGTTGGTAAAAAGGAAGTCAAGATCGTTGAAGGGGCAAAGACACAAAACAACTTCTTTGCCGGAACAACTATGGACTTCATGAAGGAGTTGAGGAAAACTTCTCAAGAGGTTCAACAACCCCCGTCTGAATGACAGAAACTCCCGTAGCACCTGTGGAAGAGGAAGTCGTTGATTATGAAGAAGTAGAAAATGACTCTTCCTACCATGGAAACATAAACCTCAAACAGATCGGTCAGAAGCACACCTTTACAGAGTTTGAAACTCTGGAAATGATGAAGTGCATGGACGATCCTATCTATTTCATTGAGAACTATTGCAAGATTGTCTCATTGGATCATGGCTTGGTAGACTTCAAACTCTATGATTGCCAGAAGAAGAAGGTTCGCTTAATCCTTGGAAACCGTAAAGTAATCATCATGGAACCCCGTCAGAACGGTAAGACGGTGGTTGCGGCTGGTTGTATCCTGTGGTACACCCTATTTCAGGATCGTAAGACGGTAGCTGTCTTGGCTAACAAGAAGGACGGTGCCTACGAAGTTATTGACAAGTACAAGACCATGTATGAGAACCTACCTATCTGGATGCAACATGGTGTCAAGAAGTGGAATGAAGGTACGGTTATCCTTGAGAACGGAAGTAAGATTTTCGCCGCCGCAACGACAACCAGCGGTATCCGTGGTAAGGCCATCAACTGGCTGTACATTGACGAAGCGGCCATCATTGCCAACAACCTAGCTGAAAAGTTCTTCGCGTCAGCTTTCCCAACGATTTCTTCTGGTAAAACCACGAAGATTCTCATGACCTCAACCCCCATGGGATACAATCACTTCTGGAAGTTCTGGAACGAAGCCCAGACCAAGAAGAACGACTTTGTGCCGTTGTTCATTCCATACACCGAGATTCCGGGGCGTGATGCGGCTTGGGCAAAGGAACGCTTACGCGAACTTGGCCCTGTTCAGTACGCACAGGAAGTCTCATGCGATTTCTTGGGGTCAAGCAACACCTTGCTGAACGCTGAAACTTTGGCTCGCATGTCTTCTCAGGAGCCTATGCACACCAGCATGGACTTGGATGTGTTTGAAGAGCCTCAGAAGGGTCACACCTATGTTCTATCGGCTGACACCAGCCGTGGCATTGGGGGAGACTACTCAGCCTTTACCGTGGTAGACGTAACCAACGTGCCATATCAGATGGCGGCAAAGTACCGTAAGAACGACATTGCCCCCATGTTGTACCCGACTGCTATTCATAAGGTGGCCAAGGATTACAACGATGCCTACATCTTGGTGGAAATTAATGATGCGGGTGGACAGATTGTTGACATTCTTTATCAGGAGTATGAATACGAGAATATCATCAGCACGGTCAACGAAAAGGGAAGAGTGTTCGTCAGCCCCGGTTTCTCCAAGCAAACAACTCTTGGGGTTCGTACCACAAAAAGTGTGAAGCGTCAGGGATGTGCCGCCATCAAGAGTATCTTGGAAGAACATAAGATGGAAATCTTCGATGCGGATATCATAAAGGAATTCTCCACATTTGTAGAAAAGAACGGCTTGTATTCTGCTGATGAAGGGAAGACAGACGATTTGTGCATGTCGCTGGTTCTCTTTGGATGGTTAACAACAAACCAGTACTTCAGTGATTTGACCGATATTAACATTCGTGAGAGAATCTATAAGGAACAGATAGCCCAAATGGAAGAAGAAATGACCCCCTTTGGTATCATTGATGATGGCTTGGGTGATGAGTTCACCGTAGAAGATGGGGATGTGTGGAGGAAAGTCGAATAACGGGAAAGTATAAATACAGAGTACAACAATTCCTCATCCAAGAGCCTCGTTTTTCCCACGGGAATGATAATGTATAGTGTGATGAATCCGGAAAAATGAATTGTAAATACACTCATTATCTCAAATAGGAGCAAATCTCATGGCATTTCAACTTTCTGCTGGCGTCCTTGTCGTAGAAAAAGACTTAACCACGACAGTTCCTTCGGTGCCGACCTCAATTGGTGGCTTCGTTGGTAACTTCCAGTGGGGGCCAGTTCTGGATGTACAGGACGTTTCTTCAGAACTTGACCTTATCAGGTTCTATGGCAAGCCCAACAACAACACTTATGCAAGCTTCTTCTCAGCCGCAAACTTCCTTGGCTATGCCAACAGTTTGAAGCTGGTTCGCGTAGTGGACAACACCGCTAAGAACGCTGTATCAACGGGTACAGCCGTCGCAATCAACAACCAGAATGTGTGGGATGACACTTACTCAACCGATAACGCTGATGCGTATGGCCCGTTTGCGGCCAAGTATCCGGGTTTGATCGGTAACAGCCTTCGCGTTTCAATGGCTGACAGCGCATCCTTCGAAAAGACCTTGACAGGGACGCTTACCACAACTGACGGAAGTGCAACCGTAACTGGTGCTGGTGGTTCTCAATTCTTGACTGAGTTGCACGTTGGCGCACGAATCTACAACGGAACAACCTTGATCGGTACCGTGTTGGCAATCGGTGGCGATACCACAGCAACACTAACTGCCAACTGCACAACGGCTGGTGGTACGGTTATTTCTACTCAGGCTGGATGTAAGGCTTTCTGGGTATTCCATGATCAGTTTGACGGCGCACCCGGAACTTCCGAATATGTAGCAACGTTTGGTGGTTCGTTGGACGAAGTTCACATGGTTGTGGAAGATCATGATGGTTTGTTCTCTGGTACACCGGGAACCATCCTTGAGAAGTTCGTCGGTGCTTCAAAGGCTTCCGATGCCAAGACGTTTGATGGCGCAACCAATTTCTACAAGGACTTGCTTGCCACATCTGACTATGTTTGGTGGATGGATGCTCCAACCGCTTGGATCACTGCCACAGACAATTGGGGTTCATCTGCTTCAGCAACCTTCAAGGTTCTGTTGGGTGCAGTGAGTTGCAAGTTGGCTGGTGGTTTGGATGGGTCTTCTCCTGCCGCTGGTGACATTGAGGAAGGTTACGACATGTTCCTTGATGCCGATTTGATCGATGTAAACCTGTTGTTCACAGGCCAGCACACTTTGGCAGTTGGTAAGTACGTTATTGAAAACGTTGCCGAAGTTCGTAAGGACTGCGTGGTAACGGTTTCTCCGTCGCTTGCTTCATGCTATAACAACGCTGGTAGCGAAGCTGAAGATATCGTCGCAGAGCGCGTTGCTGGTGCATTCAATGCCAATAGCTCATATGGCATCATGGACTGTAACTGGAAGTATCAGTACGACAAGTATAACGATACCTACCGCTGGATTGCTATCAACCCTGACGTTGCTGGTCTAATGGCCCGTACCGACAACACCAATGATCCGTGGTGGAGTCCGGGTGGTTTGACCCGTGGCCAGATCAAGAACGTTACCAAGTTGGCATGGAACCCGAACAAGTCACAGCGCGACACGCTGTATAAGAACAGTATCAATCCTGTCATCACCAAGCGTGGTCAGGGTACAGTTCTATGGGGCGATAAGACCCTGTTGAGCAAGCCATCTGCCTTTAGCCACATCAACGTTCGTCGCTTGTTCATCGTGTTGGAGAAGAGTATTGCAATTGCTGGTGAAACTCAGTTGTTTGAGTTCAACGATGCCTTCACTCGTTCGTATTTCCGTAACATTGTTGAACCATTTCTTCGTGACGTAAAGGCTCGTCGCGGTGTTACTGATTTTATGGTTGTCTGCAATGAAACCAACAACACAGGTGAAGTGATTGACCGTAATGAATTCATCGCTGATATTTTCATCAAGCCAACACGAACCATCAATTACATCACACTGAATTTCGTGGCAACACGCACAGGCGTGTCGTTCACTGAAGTTCAGGGTGCATAACAAATAACGTTCAAGGAGAACATACATGGCAGAGCTAATGAATATCAACGACTTCAAGAGCCGTCTGGGTGCGGGTGGTGCGCGTCCAAACCAATTCAAGGTTTGGCTTACATTTCCGTCACCCATTCCTAACAAGGATTCAGACAACTTCTTGGTCACAGCGGCCTCACTTCCCGCTTCGAACGTCAATCCTACGATTGTACAGTATCGTGGCCGTGAAGTGAAGTTGGCTGGCGAAAGGACGTTTGATCCGTGGACGATTACCGTTATCAACGACACACAAATGTCGTTGCGTAACAAGTTCGAACAGTGGTCAAACATGATGAATATCCGCGAGAACAACGGTGGTATCACGTTGCCAGCCAAGTATATGGTTGACTTCTCAGTGGAACAGTTGGACAGAAACAACGAGTCGATTCGGACATACGGCTTCTTCGGCGCATTTCCAATCACGGTGTCAGAAGTCGGTTTGTCATACGGCTCCAACGATGTTATCTCAGAATTCACTGTTACGTTCCAGTATCAGGCGTTTGAGATTCTTGACCCATCCTTTGCTTCAGTGATTCCAGCTAACGATAATGCCGTGGGCATTTAATCGCACCCTTTAATTAGGACATATCATGGCATTAGACATTTTTGGGTATACTATCCATCGGGAGGAACCCGCACAAACTGAAAAGAGTTTCGTGCCACCTTCCGATGATGGTGCCTACGATACATTTAGGGCTGGTGGACATTTCGCTACTTATCTTGACCTTGACGGTGCCGCAAAGACCGAAGGGGAACTCATCAAGAAGTATCGGGATATTTCGCTTATGGCAGACGTTGATATGGCGATTGAAGATATCGTCAATGAAGCGATTGCCAACGTAGACAATGATGCACCCGTGACGATCAACCTGAAGAAGGTTGAGTTGTCTGACAACATCAAGAAGGAAATTGAGAAGGCATTCAAGAAGATCAGCAAGCTTATGAAGCTGGACAAACGCGCCCAAGACTACTTTCGACGTTGGTACATCGATGGGCGTATTCACTTTCACAAAGTGATTGACGTAGCAAATAAGAAGGAAGGGTTGAAGGACATTCGCTACATTGACCCCCGCAAAATCAAGAAGATCAGAGAAATTCACAGAGAGAAAGACCTGAAGACAGGCGTGGATTTCATCAAGAAGACTGAAGAATACTATGTATACAATCAGTCCGGAGTAGCCGCAACCAGAGGTTCCGCTACCCCCATTACCACCCAAGGTTTGAAAATCACCCCTGACTCCATTGCATATGCCCCGTCAGGATTGATCGACCAAGATAACAACATGGTCTTGAGCTACATGCACAAGGCCATCAAGCCAGCCAACCAGTTGCGTATGATGGAAAACGCTTTGGTCATCTACCGTTTGGCTCGCGCCCCAGAACGTAGAATTTTCTACATTGACGTAGGTAACTTGCCCAAGATCAAGGCCGAGCAGTACGTCAAAGATCAGATGAATAGGTATCGCAACAAGCTGGTGTATGATTCAAACACGGGTGAAATCCGTGATGACAAGAAATACATGAGCATGTTGGAAGACTTTTGGTTGCCCCGTCGTGAGGGTGGCAAGGGAACAGAAATCGATACGCTTCCGGGTGGAGATAACCTTGGACAGATTGAAGACGTTATCTACTTCCAGAAGAAGCTCTATCAGTCGTTGAACGTTCCTATGTCACGCCTAGAGCAACAAGGTGGCTTAAACTTTGGTCGTGCCGCTGAAATCACACGCGACGAATTGAAGTTCGTCAAGTTCATTGACAAATTGCAGAACAAGTTCAGTACCCTCTTCCACGATCTTCTTTGCACACAGTTGATTTTGACCAACGTGATGACAGAACAAGAATGGGAAGAGATTCAATACGACATTCAATACGACTTTGCACAGGATGCCTACTACGCAGAGTCAAAGAAGCAGGAAATCCTTCGTTCACGGTTTGACCTATTGGGCTTAATTGCCCCATATCAGGGTTTGTTTGTGGACATGAAATATTGCATGAAGGAAGTCCTTAACATGACTGATGAAGAGATTGCCGAGATTGAGAAGGGAATCAAGAAAGACCCACCAAACCCCATGGGTATGGGTGGTATGATTCCGGGTGGTGGAAATCCGGGTCTTGATCCTCTATCACCAATTCTGAAGCAGTCTGTTGCACCAAGTCCAGCGGCTTCAAAGACAGCACCAAAGAAGCCAAAGGCCAAAGCACCAGCGGGTGGTTCTTCAGCAGGAAAAGCTAAGTAATGAAAACCCTACTGGAACTCAGTAGAGAAAAGATTCATGCGTATCGGGACGAGGCGCGGTTGACTGATATTCCTGACAAGGACATGCCAGATCACTTGCACGATGAACGAACAGACCGAGAAAGATCAAAGCGCAGGAGAGGCATTCAAAATGCATCTGACGCTTTGCAGAGAAAGCATAAGGAAGAAGCAAAGAAGGCGAAGGAAGAACGAAAGAACAAACCCCCAAAGCCAAAGAAACCAGATTCACGGCTCCAAGGAATGACACTACGAAAGGCCGCAAAGCTAGGTTCACTTTGGTCAGAGGAAAAGAAAATGATTGAAGAGGGTAACAAAGAGAACAAGGCCAAGAAGAATGCCACCATTCTCAAATATGGAAAGGACGTACTTCAGGGATTGAATGCTCGCTTTCCGGGTAGGGAACTCCTTGGAAGAATAGCACATGATAAGAATGCCCACCGAAGAGTAGGAAGACAACATTTTAGTCAAAACAACGAGGAAACTGATATGACTCAAGTAAATGAATACAAGTACGGCTCAACCCACGAATTCCGTGGTAATGAAGCCTTCATGGATCAACATGCTGAAAAGATTCTGAAGAAGCACGGTGTTCAGATTCACAGCGTTGAATTGCTACCCGATGAGAAGGAAGTCATCTTTCATGTTAGCGGGTCTGTTGACGGTATTAACAAAGCGTCATCGGCGTTGTATGATGCGGCCAATGGTAAAGAACATTCAAAGCCTATCGCCTACAAGCCACCCAAGTTTCAGGGAAGTATGAGAAAGATGATGCAGGAAGAAACCACAGAGGAAACAGAAATGGAAGATACCGAAGAGCAGGAAATGACGCAGGAAGATATTCTTGCGGAAGGCCCACAGGCCATTCTCGCTGGCATTGCCACTGAAGACCCAGAAGTGGAACATGTCTTCAATGCTGTCATGGGTGCAAAGATCGATTCCATTCTAGACGGTCTACGCAACGAGCTTGCCGCTGGCATGTTCGAAGCACCAGAAGAGGAAACTGTTGAAGAAGTAGCTTCTGAAGAAACAGAAGAGGAAGGAGAAGTCATTGAGGAAGAACAGATTGATGAAATCAGCAAGGGGGCCAAGGATCGTTATGCCGCCGCCCTTCCTATGAGCATCGCCAAGAATGCGGGAAATGCCGCTGAAGCGGGTCACATTGGCCGTGGTGATTTGAAGAAGCGGTTTGAGCATAAGGCATTGAAGCGCGTTGAGAAGGCTTCTGCATTGCTGACCCCGAAGCCAAAGACCAAAAAGGAAAAGAAGTAACATGGAAAACTTCGCTCAAGACCTACAAGAATTCCTCCACTCTATTTGTGATGTGGTGGGGGATGAGGCAATCGAATTGGATGAAATCGCCGTTCGCGCCACTGCAAAGTTTGGGGCGAGAATGAAGGCCCATAAGAAATCCGGAAGGCGTCTACCTCCAAGTAAGTATCTCAAGAAATACGGTTCGCCGTGGATGAATCTCAAGAGTGAGTTTGATCCTCTTGAGGAAGGAAAGAGTATGTGGCGTCCACCCACAGGATTTACCAAGAGTGGTGTGGCCCGTGGTGGTGGAAGTGTCAAGACGGGGTTGAAGAAGCTTCCTCCATTGAAGCATGATGGAAAGACGTTCATTAAGGATCATCCTCTTCGCAAAATCGCTGAAGAAATCGATAATGCCCCAAAGGAAAAAGACCCTAAGGCCAAGAAGTTGGGTGCTGGTGAAATCGCCTATCAGTACATCAAGAAGTCCAAGGGAAAGGCTGAAGCATCCAAGATTCGTCGGGTAGGTATCGATGGGTCATTACAGTCAGCCGAATCCTTTATTCCAGAAGCTAAGGCGTTGACGGCGAAAGCCGCCGCCAAGTGGGAACGCAAAACCAAGTATCGTAGCGAGAGAAACAAGACGCGCAATCTGGAAGGAAAGAAAGAAGAGCGCGAGTCAAAGTCAGGTATTCCTCATTCCTCTGGTCACGGTGTTTCCGAGTCCGTCAAGCCAGCCAAGGGAACCAAGAAGGATAAGCGTCCTGATGTGGCTCAGACAGACCTTCCCATCATGCCAGCGGGTATGAATGCTGGTATGCGTATGGTGGCCGCAAGCTTCGATGATTTCAAGGGGGAATTGCTTGGGGAGTTGTCCAAGGACACCGTGCATTCCGCTTACAAGGAACGTCTATCACAATCAATCGCTCACCACACTATTGGTGATAACGAAGGCGCATTGAAACATGCAAAGAAGGCATTGAAACATGCTGAGTATCATAGAAAGTATGATGAAACCCGTGAAAAATACGCCAAGTACAAGGAAGCACGGGCTATCATCGCCAAGAGAGCCAAAACCCCAGACCCAGAAGCCGAAAAACGCCTAGCATTGCAAAAGCGTCGAGAAGCAAGAAAGACGTTGTATGGGGATAGGAAGAAAAATGACAACTAAAATTCAGAGACAAGAGGACTAGCCCATGGCAGAAAGTACAGCAATCACATTCCTAAAGAAAACACCCATTCATTGTGTGGTGAAGGTGTCTGGGCCAGCCGGAAATAAGACGATTTCACTGGCGACAGATATGCTCTTTGGCATTCATGAAGTCGCAACGAATCCCAAGGTTGATATCATGGGTATTCATTGGGGAACAGCAGGAATAGCTACCGCTGATGCATTTACGGTAGTAAGAAACAGTATTACGGTTTATACCGCCCTTGGTCATTGGGGAGAAATCTATAGCGGATATACTGATTCACAGGAAAATGGCTCTGATATTGTCGTAACATTAGCACAGCCGGGATGGGTCATTCTTGAATTAGTCAAGATAGCTGGCTATGGAAATACGCAACACCGAAACAACGATCAGGACGGATAAAGATGAAAATCATTCAAGAGCTTAATGAAGAAGTACAGGTTATCACCGAAGGTAAGGGTGCTGACAAAAGTTACTTCATTGAAGGCATCTATCTTCAGGGTGGTATTCCCAATCGCAATAAGCGATTCTATCCCGCTGATATGTTGCGTGAAAAGGTGGCTCTCTATAATGAACAATATGTGAATGCCAAGAGAGCCTTTGGTGAACTAGGACACCCGGATGGCCCCACCATCAATTTGGATCGTGTCTCTCATATGATTGTATCTCTCAAGGAAGACGGCAACAACTTCATTGGGCGAGCCAAGGTTATGGATACCCCTATGGGGCGTATTGTTAAGACGTTCATTGATGAGGGTGCCAAGTTTGGTGTTTCATCCCGTGGGTTGGGAACCTTGAAGATGAACTCTGATGGAATCAACGAAGTTCAAAATGACTTCTATCTGGCTACTGCCGCTGATATCGTCGCTGATCCTTCAGCCCCAGATGCCTTTGTTCGTGGAATTATGGAAGGTAGAGAATGGTTCTTCGACGTAAAGAAGGGTTCGTGGACAATGCAGGAGCAGGAAGAAGTAAAAGAAATGATTATGAAGGCCAAAAAACAGCAATTGGCCGAAGTGAAAATGATCGCTTTATCGAAGTTTTTGAAGAGCATAGAGGGGAAGTAGAAAATCGCCGTCGTATAAATACAAGAACATGCCACACTAATTTAGGAGAGCATACATGTCATTAAAGAAAAAGATGGAAGACCTTCTGGAAGCATATCCCGGCTACGGTAAGAATCGTGAGTCAGAGGCTCCCGCGCAGGGTTCTTCAAAGAAGCCTGACGTTCAGGTTCTAGAAAAGGGAAGCGGTGGTGGAAAGACCATTCGCAAGGGACAGGGCGAGTCTGGTGTCGGTGTAGGCCCAAAGGTTGGTGCCTTCGAAGCTGGCCCCGCCAAGCAGGGTAGTTCTAAGGATGCTCCAATTGTAGACCTTGGAAAAAACCCCGGTGGGCCAGCATTCAAAAAGGCATTGCCGAAGGCTGGTATTGCCATGAAGGGGCCAATCGGTAAGGCTCCGGGTTATACCACAGTTGCCGATCCTACTTCTGAAATCAATAAGTCTTCTTCAAAGGGCAATGTCATGCGCGGTGAAGAGACAGAAACCGACGAAGAGTTGGTAGAGACAACGGAAGAAGAGACTGAGTTGGAAGAGAAGTTTGAAAAGGGTGATAAGAAGGAAAAGAAGGATGATGATGACGATGATGAAGACGATGATGAAGACGATGAAGACAAGAAAGATAAGGATGACAAAAAGGCCAAGTTCACCAAGATGAAGAAGGAAGAACTTGAGCAGGATGTTGCCAATTTGTTCACTGAAGATGTTGACTTGTCTGAAGAGTTCAAGTCAAAGGCCGCTTCGTTGTTTGAAGCCGCTGTTGTAGCGCGTGTAGCCCACGAAGTTTCCTTGATCGAAGATGCCGTTGCTGAAAAAGCAGTGCAGATCATCGCTGAGAAGGAAATGGCATTGGTCGAGAAGATCGATGAATATATGAGCTATGCGGCTGAAGAATGGGTGAAGACAAATGAAGTTGCTGTCAGCAACATGCTCCGCACAGAGATTGCTGAAAACTTCATGAAGAGTCTTCGTACCTGTTTCGTGGAAAACTACATCGACGTTCCAGATGAGAAGTACGATGTATTAGGCGAAATGCAGGAAGCCATTGACACACTTCAGGCTGAACGCGATGAAGTAATCAATGACGCAACTGAATTGGCCGAAGAGTTGCTTGCCATGAAGCGCAATCTGGTAGTTACACAGGTTACGGAAGGCATGGCCAAGACGCAGATTGAAAAGTTTAATTCATTGGTCGAAGAAGTGACCTATGAGGATGACAAGTCGTTTGCGGAAAAGCTTGAAATTGTTAAGAAGAACTTGTTCTCCGGAACACCTTCGACAGTTCAGAACGTTATTGAGGAAGTCGATGGTTCAGAGCCTAATATCTCCGAAGCATTCGATCCAGAAATCGCGGCACTTAATGCCAAGATTAGTGGGAAGATGCGTTTCTAGAAATTCTGGAATGCATAAATACTAACGTGTTCAAAAGTAAATTCATCACAAAGGAGAAATAAATGTATCTAATCGAAGAGAAAGGCTATGACAAGCGTTGGGAGCCAGTACTTACCAATGACAAGTTTGCGCCTATCACAAGTCAGTACCGTCGTGACGTTACGACCATCGTACTAGAGAATCAGTTCCGCGAAGCTAAGAATCAGGAACAGATGCTTTCAGAAGATGCGCCAGCTAACAACATTTCGTCAACGGCTGGTATCGATAAGTATGATCCTATTCTTATCTCGCTTGTCCGTCGTTCGTTGCCAAACTTGATGGCCTATGACATTTGCGGCGTACAGCCCATGACAGGCCCGACAGGTTTGATCTTCGCACTGAAGAGCAAGTATGGTACGGATCGTAGCAACACTGGTATTGAAGCTTTGTTCAACGAAGCTGATACCGATTTCGCTGGTACAGGCACACACGTTGGAACCAACCCTGTGGACGGTAACCCGTACACCACTGGTACTGGTATGCCAACGGCTGACGCCGAAGCTTTGGGAACAGGTGGTGCTGGTGGCGTCTTTGCTGAAATGACTTTCAGCATCGAAAAGACTTCAGTAACCGCTTTGTCTCGCGCCTTGAAGGGTGAGTACACCATCGAATTGGCACAGGACTTGAAGGCTGTCCACGGTGCTGACGCCGAAGGCGAGTTGAGCAACATCCTTTCGCAGGAAATGCTTGCGGAAATCAATCGTGAAGTCGTTCGTACCATCTACAAGGTCGCCAAGGTCGGTGCCGCTTCAACCGCAGTTCCGGGTACCTTCAATCTTGACGTTGACTCAAATGGTCGTTGGAGTGTTGAGCGTTTCAAGGGCTTGATGTTCCAGATCGAACGAGATGCAAACGTTATCGGCCAGCAAACCCGTCGTGGTAAGGGTAACTTTATCATCGTGTCGGCAGACGTTGGTTCAGCGTTGGCAATGGCTGGCAAGTTGGATTACGCAACTGGCTTGACCAACAACCTCGAAATCGATGACACTGGCAACACGTTCGCTGGTGTGTTGAATGGCCGCTTCAAGGTCTTCATTGACCCATACAGCGCGAACATTTCAGCCGCTTCACAGTTCTACGTTGTCGGCTACAAGGGCAAGACCCCGTATGACGCTGGTATCTTCTACTGCCCATACGTTCCGCTTCAGATGGTACGCGCAACTGACCCGAACAGCTTCCAGCCGAAGATTGGCTTCAAGACTCGTTACGGAATGGTCAGCAACCCGTTCGTCACAACCAACGGTTTGCAGACAGGCGCACCTGATGCAATGACATTCACGGCTGGTGCTAACCAGTACTTCCGTAAGGTCAAGGTTACGAACCTTATGTAATCAACTCTGTGGGCTTGGCTCAGACACAGACCACGAAACAGGGACACTCCGATTGGGGTGTCCCTTTTTCCGTTCTGTATATTGAGAAGCTATAAATACCTTTGCACTACTTGTCCTCAACCATCTAGTGAGTCATTCAACGGGGACACAGTAGTATACCCCTCTTTTCTGATCTTGTCAAGGGGGTACGGCAAACTTTCTTCAGGGAACTTTCATGGGAACAAATACCAGTAGACAGAAAGTAGACATATCAGAGCTACAGTGGGATCAGCGTAACCCTAGTGATATCAACTTCTTACGACCCAACGGCTTTAGATTTCTGATCCAAATACTGCCTAAAGTGACGTATTTCGTCCAAAGTGCCAATATCCCTGATATCACCCTTGGTGTGGCAGTACAGCACACTCCTTTCTATGATATGCCTCATCCGGGTGAAAAGCTGGAATACGGAAATCTTTCTCTGAAGTTCATGATTCAGGAAACGTTGGGCGATTATTACGAACTGTACAACTGGATGATCGGGTTGGGCTTTCCCCAGACACGGCAGGAGTTCATCGACCTTATTGAGGGTCAGGCATATCGCTTCCCTGTAGTGGCTCACCAGACGGAAGGCCCACAGCTAAGTGATGCCACCCTGTTGGTCTTGGGATCGAACAACATGCCCATTGCCACCTTCACCTACTATGATTGCTTCCCTGTCTCTCTGTCGGCCCTAGAGTTTGACTCTACGGTAGACAATCCAGATTATTTTCAAGCAACCGTCGAATTCAAATTCCGTCACTTCTCGTTTGACGTTGTAGGGTAAACCCCTAGAAACTTGTAGGGAACCCCTTGACAAGGGGCTTGTTGTGGTGTATTATTCACAGTATAACATGAAGAGGGATTCAGTATGACGCTACAAGAGATTCAGGACGAATGGAAGAAAGATTGCCTGATCAATGAGTTGAACTTGGGTGGGGAAGCGGCCAATGTGCCACGGCTTCATGGTAAGTATTTGGACTTGTTGATGCAGACCAAAAAGCAAGCGCGAAATTGTGAGGGTGAGTATCTTCGCCTTCGACGTAATAAGAAAAGTTGGTATTTGGGAGAGTTGTCGGAGGAAGAGTTGAAGGCATTGAGTTGGATGCCATACCTCAAGAAACGCCCCATGAAAGCTGACTTGGAAGAGTTGATTGCCAGTGATGAAGAGGTGATCAAATTGCAGGACAAGTATGATTACCTGAAGAACACGATCTACTGTTTGGAATCCATCTTGGTATCTGTCAAGAGTCGAGGATGGGATATCAAGACGGCGTTTGAATTTGTCAAGTTCCAGAGTGGTGGATGATAGGAAAGGTAGTTGTAACAAAGAAAGATGATGTGTTCATGAAGATTCAGGCAGAGGCGTTTGTTCTCCAAGAAATTTCAGATCACTTCACCTTTGAGGTACCCAACAGCCGATTCAACCCGAAGGTGAAGGCGGGTATCTGGGATGGAAAGATTCGCCTCTTCAACATGTGGACAGGTGAATTGTACATCGGTTTGATGCCACGGCTGTATGCGCTGTGTGAACGAAATGAGTATGAGTTGGTGAATCACTTGGATGTGACGGCTGATGATGTGAGCTATGACGATTTCTACTCCTTTGTAGAAACACTGAATGTCAACATTGTGTTCAGGGGTGAGAATGTCGATGCGCGAGATTACCAGTTGGATGCCGCCCATCAAGCCATTGTTAGGGGACGTACCCTCCTGCTATCACCAACCGCTAGTGGAAAGTCGTTGATCATTTATTTGATCATGCGATGGCACATGGCCAAGGGAAGAAAACAGTTGATCATCGTTCCCACCACTTCGTTGGTGGAGCAGATGACTGCTGATTTTGCAGACTACGGATTTGATATTAAGGACATTCACAAAATCTACAGTGGTCAAGAGAAGGTGTATGACGCCAAGATACTCATCAGCACTTGGCAGAGCATGTACACGATGCCAGCGAAGTTTTTTCATCAGTTTGATGTGATCTACGGGGATGAGGCGCACCTATTCAAAGCGACTTCTCTCAAGAAGATTATGGAGAGTACTATCTACACGCCGTACAAGATTGGAACCACAGGGACGTTGGATGGGTTGCAGACAAACAAGCTAGTGTTGGAAGGGTTGTTTGGAACGGTTATGAAAGTGACCACCACTAAAAAGTTGATGGACGCTAATCAGTTGGCAAAGCTAAAGATCACAGTGATCGTTATCAAGTATCCCGACGATGTGCGAAAGGCGTTCAAGGACTACGATCCAAACACCAAGAAGACAACGAAGAAGAAGTATAGGGACGAAGTAGATTTTTTGAACGCACATGAGCAACGAAATCGCTTCATTCGCAATCTAGCCCTTGACCAAACTAGTAACACCCTGTTACTATTCACCTATGTAGAGAAGCACGGAAAACTTCTGTACGACTTGATTTCTGCTGGTGCAAGGAAAGACCGTAAAGTGTTCTTTGTTCATGGGAAGGTTGATACAGATGCGCGGGAACAAATTAGGGCCATCACGGAGAAGGAGACAGATGCTATTATCGTTGCTAGTTCCGGTGTATTTTCAACTGGTGTTAACATCCGAAACCTTCATAACATTATTCTGGCATCACCTACCAAGTCTCGTATCAGAAACCTCCAATCTATTGGAAGAGGTCTACGACTTGGAGATGACAAGGATCAATGCACACTCTTCGACATAGGGGATGATCTATCATGGAAGTCACGGCAAAACCACACACTTCTTCATTTAGCCGAACGGATAACAATCTATAATGAAGAGGGGTTCGAATACAGAGTCATCACCGTCCCCTTTTAGGGAAGAGGAAGATGTTTTTTACAAGGTTGTCCGTCTGAAGACAGGTGAGGCGATTTTGTGTAGTATGAGTAGCAACGTCACATCTTCTGCATCTGAATCACATATGACTATGCATTATCCGGTGCAAGCTATTTTATCAAAGCAGATGACCAAAGATGACAATGTTGTGGGTGAAATGTTCAACCTTCGACCATGGGTGGGGTTGAGTAATTCGGCAGAGTTTGTCATCCCATCTGATATCGTACTGACTGTTGGTGACATGAAGACTGCGGTGAAGAAACAGTACATTGAATACCTGAACGAAACCCGACTCGCGGAACACATCATTGAGAAGGAAGAAGATGCGGAGAAAATGAACAAGGCAATCTATCATCTTTTATCCCAAGTCAATGGTGGACGTAAGGTTCACATTATCAACATAGATGAAGATGAATAGCCAAGGAGCCGTATGAAAAAGGAACGAACCCATTATCTGGATAACGAAAAGTTCTATAATGAGTTGTGTAAGCATGGGGTGGCCGTTCGACGGGCCAAGAGACTGAAAGAAGAAGAACCACGGATTTCGGAATATCTTGGTGACTGTTTCATAAAGATCGCAACCAACATGTCGTATAGACCCAACTTCAATAACTATACATTTCTAGATGAAATGATATCAGATGGGATTGAGAATTGCCTCATCTATGTCAACAACTTCAACCCAAAGAAGACGAAGAACAAAAATGCGTTTGGATATTTTAGCCAGATTGTGTGGTATGCTTTTGTTCGCAGAATCCAAAAAGAAAAGCGTCAACTCAGCACCAAGTATCGATACATCGAAACATTGGGTGTTGATGACATTATCAGACAAGCCCACGATGAGGGTAATTACGAAACCCCCTATATCGACTACTTGAAGGGACAGGTAGCATTGGCAACAGTGGAGTTGACAGAAGAACGAGAGAAGTCCCCAGATATGGTCAGACGCCCCAAATACATGAACAAAACAACTAAGAGAGGATCGCTATGAGTAGACTGCTAAACGTGATGTTGGACTTAGAAACAATGAGTACCGCATCAAATGCCGCCATCGTTTCCATCGGAGCCGTGAAGTTTTCTCTCAACGATGATGCTCCAAACCCCCTTGTGGACACGTTCTATTGCACTGTTGATGCGCGTTCGTGTAAGGCGGCTGGATTGGAGATTAGTGCGGCCACAGTAGAGTGGTGGGCCAGCCAGCCACGCGAAGTGATGGATTCCCTTCGCAAAGATGCCATCCCCCTTACGGCGGCACTCAGAAAGTTCTCCATGTGGTATGGAACAACTTCACTACCAACGTGGGGTTGTGGAGCCAGCTTTGACAACGTAATTATCGCCAATGCATATGAAGCGGTTGGATTGACTCGTCCATGGAAGTACTGGCATGATCGATGCTATCGTACCATGAAGGAGATTGTCAAGCTTCCAGAGGACGAACGCAAGGGTACCTACCACAACGCTCTGGACGATGCCATTCACCAGACGAATCATCTTCTCAAAATCCTCAAGAGTTAACCATGAAGAAATCAGTCGTCAAGGATTATGGGATGGTCGTTGGTCTTCGGTGTGCTTATCGATACCACAGGGCTACGGATGCGACACGATTCCTTCACGGACATTCCTTGGGGTTTTCTATCACGCTATCCGCAGAGGTAGATGATAAGGAAAAATATTGTGATAAGGGTATCTTGGAATCCTTTATTGCACATAGTAGCGGTTGGATGGACGAGTATTTGGAAGAAGCCTTCAATCATGCTGTTATCGTGTCAACAGAAGACCCATACGCTAATGTCATTGCCATTATGGAAACTGAAGGATTGGCTGACTTGCGTTGGATGGTTGGGGTTGGGTTGCCAGAATTCGCCCAGATGATCAAAACTGATTTCAACGAGGTTCTACAACAGCAAACAAATGGTGTAATCAGGGTTGATTTGGTTATCGTTACTGAACATCAGGCTAATGGACAGGGAGTAGCGTAATGAAGATTGCGATTGTCACGGATACTCACTTCGGGGTTCGTGGAGAATCGGAAGCGTTTGATAATTCGGCGCGTCTGTTCTTCACGGAACAATTCTTTCCCTACTTGAAAAAGCATGGGATTGCCTATGTTTTTCATTTGGGAGATTTGTTTGACCGACGAAAGTTTGTCAATTATCAGATGCTTGCCAACTGTAAAGAGTACTTCCTTGATCCAGTAGAAGACTTCAGGTTCAAGATCATTCCGGGTAATCATGATGTGTATTACAAGAACACCAACAAAGTCAATTCATTGATGCTTCTGTTGATGGAGTACAATTTCAATGTGGTTCAAAACCCCTGTGAGTTTGAAATTAACGACAGAAAGATTGCCATGATCCCGTGGATCACGGAAGACAACATGGCGGTAGTTGAAGAGTTTTTGAAGAAGACTGACGCTACAGTGTGCATGGGCCACTTCGACATTGTTGGATTCAAGATGAACAACAGTCAGTTGTGTGAACACGGTCTTGACCCCGCAATCTTCAACAAGTTTGAGTTGACCCTGACCGGACATTTCCATCATAAGAGCAACAAGGGGAAGATTCACTATCTGGGTTGCCCCTACGAACAAACGTGGGATGATTTTGAAGACCCCAAGGGATTTCATATCTTGGACACAGAGACACTAGAGCTAGAGTTTATTCAGAACCCCAACGTTATGCACAGGAAAATCTACTATGATGACAGCGTGGGACAGACTTTTGATTACAAGTCATACAAGGGAACAATTGTCAAGCTTGTGGTGGTTCACAAAACAGACTATGCGGCGTTTGATGCACTGGTCGATAAACTGTATGCAGTCGGCGTTTTGGACTTAAAGATTATTGAAGACCTAACCGAATTTGAAGACAGTGCCATTGATGATAACATCAATTTGGAAGACACCAAAAGTATCCTCTCAGATTACATTGACGATGCAGATATCAAGGTAGAGAAGGGGAGACTGAAGACTATGATGAATGCCCTGTACATCGAAGCCCAGAATATGGAGAGCGTGTAAGTGATCAAATTTTCAGCATTGAGATTCAAGAATTTCCTGTCTTCTGGTAATGCCTTTACAACCATTCAGTTTGATGCTCACCCCACAACGCTGGTGGTGGGAAAAAATGGTAGTGGCAAATCCACGATGTTGGATGCCTTGTGCTTTGTGCTATTCGGAAAACCCTTTCGTAATATCAACAAGCCACAGTTGGTAAACAGCGTCAACCAGAAGAATTGTGTGGTGGAGATTGAGTTCACCATTGGAAGGAAAGCATACAAGATTATTCGTGGTATCAAACCCGCCATCTTTGAAATCTATCAAGATGGGGTGATGATAGATCAAGATTCAGCGGCACGGGATTATCAGAAGCATTTGGAAGAGAACATTCTGAAGCTCAACTTCAAGTCCTTTACCCAGATTGTCATTTTGGGTGTTGCCTCCTTTACCCCGTTCATGAAGCTTCCTGCCGCCTCGCGCAGGGAAATCATTGAGGATATTCTGGATATCAGAATCTTCACGGTCATGAATACCCTTCTCAAAGAGAAGGTGAGTGTGTTGAAGGAAACCCTGACAGACGTTGAGGGGAATCTGAAGGTCAACATGGAGAAGACGAGACTTCAAGACAAGTACATCAAGTCTTTGCAAGCTGATAGGAAACAACGCATCAACGAACTAACAGAAAGAATCAAGGTGGCCGAAGATGAAATTATGGGACGAGAAGGAAACATTAGAGAATACATGGTCACTAGGGATACTATTCTGGATTCTGTTGGGGATAGTTCTGCTATTAGACTTAGTCATACGAAGCACATTGCAATGGTGGCAGAGCTTGGTCGGAAGAAAGAAGTTCTCACCAAAGAAATAGCGTTCTATGAAAAACATGATACTTGTCCCACATGTAAGCAAGGAATCTCCCATAAGTTTTGCGAGGACGAGGTAGGTTCACGGGAGAAGATGCTTGATGTGGTTGATTATGATATCATGCTTGAAGTCAATTTAGCAAAAGATGATGCGGTAATTCTTGAGGAAGTAATCAAGAAGGAAGCGGAAGTGAGAGAATGGAACAACCAGATTGCATATCAGCAAGGAAATATTGACACCCAGAAACGCCATATTGACAGCTTCATTGCGGAACGTTCTGAGTTGGAGAAGAAGGGTGGCAACATTGAGGCAGAAACCGCAAAGTTGCGAGAAATGGCGTCTGAAGTCTTGACAATGACCAAACAGAAGGCTACATTGAAGGAAGAGAAAGACTACCACGATGTGGCGGTGGCATTGCTTAAGGATGGTGGGGTAAAGACCCGAATCATCAAGCAGTACTTGCCAGCCATCAACAAGATGGTCAACAAGTATCTTCATGCCATGGATTTCTTTGTATCGTTTGAATTGAACGAACAGTTCAGCGAAACCATTAAATCGCGGCACAGGGATGAGTTCAGTTACGAGAGCTTTAGTCAGGGTGAGAAACAGCGTATCGACCTTGCCTTGGTCTTTACATGGCGCACCATTGCCAAGATGAAGAACAGTACCAGCACCAATCTTCTGATCCTTGATGAAGTTTTTGACAGTAGCTTGGATGCTGATGGCACCGATTATGTGGTGAATTTGTTGAAGGTGATTGGAGAGGAAACGAATGTTTGGGTCATTTCCCACAAGCCAGATATCATGGCCGACAAGTTCAACAACGTTTTGCATTTTGTGAAGAAGAACAACTACTCTATTCTGGATAGGTGAACCAATGAGAAGCGGCCCGTCAACAGGTGCCTATGTCATGCCCCCACGTTTTACTGTGGAGGGGCTTGACTTCGATGCACTCTCCCTACTATCTTTCGATGATGATAGGATGACCACACCCCCACCTGAGTTTGATTTTGCGCTTGATGGGGAACATGCCGAAACTCTAGCTAACGGCATGTATGAGAAGATGTTGAAGCTAGGAGGGGTTGGTCTTTCGGCCAACCAGATTGGGTTACCCTATCGGGTCTTTGTGTTTGGTGGGAAGGAAACACGCCTTCACATGTTCAACCCCAAGATCATTGGAGTATCCAAGGAAATGGTGGCAATGACGGAAGCGTGTCTTTCCCTTCCGGGGTTCTCCTTGGTGCTTAAGCGTCCTGCCGAAGTTGCCGCCTCTTATCAGGATTTCAAGGGTGAGACAGTGGTTTCCAACTTTTCTGGGATCGGTGCAAGAATTTTCCTGCATGAGTATGACCACATGGAAGGAATTCTTTTCACACAACATGCGTCACAATTCAAGATGAGGTGGGAGTTGGATAAGGTGAAAAAGCGCATCCGGCGTTATGAGAAGGCCAAAGCCAAAGTGAAACGTGGGAGGAAATAATATGGAAGAACAAGACTTCATGGAAATGTCGAGGAATATACTCATTGCGGGAAGGCCGAATGGGATGACATATAAGATTTATCTGTGTGGAAACATTAAAGACCCAGAAGATTATGTGGACGCCTTTGAGTCCATTCGTAATGCAGGAGAACGTGATGAAATCTACATCCACATCAATTCAGAAGGTGGCAATCTCTTTACAGCCATCCAGTTTCTTCGTGTGATTGGGGAAACAAAAGGAACAGTTATTGCCTCTGTAGAGGGGTTGTGTATGAGTGCGGCCACCCTCATCTTCATGGCGGCAAAACACCATGAGATTACCAACCATTCAATCTTCATGTTTCACAACTATTCGAACAAGATTGAGGGTAAGGGACATGAGTTGTACGACCACATTGTTCATGTTCGTGAGTGGGGAGAGAAGATGATCCGCGATGTGTATTCCGGATTTCTCGCGGAAGATGAAATCAAGATTGTTCTGGATGGTAAGGACTTGTATATGACGAGTGAGGAAGTGGCTTCTCGTCTTGAGAAGCGCAACATCCAGATTGTCAAGGTAGCTGAACAGTTGGTGAAGGACGGAGAACGGAAGGTGAAGAAGCCGCGCAAGGCGCGTAAAGTTCTCATTACACATCGTGACGAGGTAACTGTATGAGCGTAAGACACATTGATCACCGGGATGAAGAGCGTGGGGATGTTCCGACGCCAGAATTTCAAACAAAAACAGGAAAGGATTGTAGGTGTCGTGGTGGGTTGAATCGGTGCGATTGTGGAGAAGATGTAAGCATTCCCTACAAGTTTCATGAAGATGAGTTGCTAGAAGAAATCAAGGCATACATCGACGGAACGTATGGTCAGCATTACTCACGGAGCAAGTTTCAAGCATCGGAGTTCATCTTCGATAATGGCCATGGGGTTGGAATGAACGTGGGGTGTATCATGAAGTATGCCCAACGCTACGGCAAGAAGGACGGGTATAACCGCAAGGACATTCTGAAGATCATTCACTATGCAATCTTGCTTCTGTATGTTCATGATGAGTACATTGCCGTTAAGGAGACAAGCAAATGAAGATCAGTCCAGCAACCATTTCTATCCTTAAGAATTTCGCCACAATCAATCAGAGCATTCTGATTAAGCCGGGAAACACACTGGCGACTCAGGATACGGTTCCCTCTATCCGTGCTATTGCACAAGTGGCTGAAGAGTTTCCGGTGCGTGTGGCGATCTATGATCTTCACAAGTTCCTTGGAACCCTCACCATGATGGGTGATTGTGATGTGGATTTTCAGGAGCGCAAGGCTGTCTTGAAGCTTGGAAAACAGCAAGCGGAGTACATCTACTCCAATGGAAACATGGTCAAAGAAGCATCTGTCAAGCGTCCAACAGGTGGTGAGTTTTTGACTTGTCATTTTTCTGACCGTGATATTTCCACGATTATGAAGGCGGCGGCGGTGTTCTCAGCCCCCATGCTTTCCTTCGTCGGTGAGAATAAGGTAGCCACGCTGTACATTGGAACCCCCAAGTCTGACAATTTTGATAGCCCCTCTGACACATTTCGTCTTGATTTGGGTGAGTGTGAAGACGAGTTTGACCTGAGGATTCCGGTTGAAGTGTTCAAGGTAATCCCGAGTGATTACAATGTGGTGCTAAACAGGAAGAAGTTCATCCACCTGTCTTCGACAACCTCTCCCTTGGAGTACTGGTTGGCGGCTGATCCTGAATCGACTGTCTAATGCAAACTGATAATGATGAGTTCCTATATGTGGAAAAGTATCGTCCACAAAAAGTGAGTGACTGTATCCTCCCCAAGCATCTGCTGGACACCTTCAATGGGTTCGTGCAGAAGGGGGAGATTGTCAACATGACCTTCCATGGCCCCAAGGGGAGTGGAAAGACCACAGTGGCCAGAGCCTTGTGTGAAGAGTTGGGGTGTGACATGATCTTCATCAATGGCTCTGAGGACAATGGCATTGACATGTTGCGTACCAAGCTTCGTAACTTTGCCAGCACTATATCGTTCAATGGTGGTGTCAAGGTGGCCATCATTGACGAGGCTGAGAAGATGAATGTGGCGTCTACGCAAAAAGCGTTTACGGCATTCATCGAAGAGTTCAGCAAGAATTGTCGCTTTATCTTCACTACCAACAACCAGAATGGGTTGATTCCGGCCCTGTTGTCTCGCGCACCTGTCATTGACTTCAACATCCCTGAAGAAGATCGTCCCAAGATGGCGGCACGATTCATGGCGAGAACCAAGGAAATACTCACGGCTGAGAATATCACCTATGATGAGAAGGTGTTAGTCAAGGTAATCATGAAGTTCTTTCCGGATTATCGGGCTATCCTTGGTCACCTTCAGATTTACGGTGTGGGTGGGAAGATCGATGTGGGTATCCTGAGTACCATGATAGACGCCAACCTGAAGCCGCTGATTGATGTTCTGAAGGAGAAGGACTTCAACAAGATGCGCCAGTGGGTGGCCAGCAATCAGGTGGATAATACCTTTTTTGGGGTCTTCTTCGATGCGGTGTATGAGAGCATTGATAAGGTACCACAACTGGTGATCATGATGAACGACTACCAGTACAAGGCGGCATTTGTGGAAAACAAGGAACTGAATGTAGCCGCATGTCTCACCGAGTTCATGGCAACCTGTAACTTCAAATGACAAGATATGGGGAAGGGAAGATCAATAAAGAGTGGTATTCCCACATAAAGATTGTTGTGCCATTTGGGTTTAGGACTGTTGCGCGTTTGTTTGGAATTGTTTTTGCAGATAAGCTGTGGCACAAAATCTTCTTTTGGAAGAAGGGGTTCAAGGGGAAGATGGTTATGGAGCCGGGATACTTCTATTGTCCATATGTTCCAAAATTCAATAAGAACGGGTTTGATGTAGAAGTGACAACCGATCCAGAAGATGTAAAAAACAATGTATTCAAAGCTAACATTTATCTTGATCCAAATAGATTCAAGGTATTTGTAGACCCCGGAACAGGAATACAGGAGAAGAAATGAATTATCCAGCATCCAACACCATTCAGCATTATCTTGCGGAGAACAGTTGTTGTTATCTGACGAGTCAAGATCAGCCTGTCATCCATCGGATCATGAGGGAAGCATACGAGAATGCTCAGAAGAGCATCGTGTTGCTTCAAACCGAGAACGGGGTAAGATTGTGGGCAGAATGGGTGACTGACAATCTTCTCTGTGATTGTGCTGGTAAGCTGGAAGGAGAAGGTAGAGAGAAGACTATCGAAGTCCATATGATTATGGGTGAGGCGTTTCTGAAGCTTATCAATTTGAAATGGAACGATGAATGAGCTTCGCTAAACTTTTAGGGATCAAGGTCGAACCCAAGAAGGCAGAGGAACCCGAAGCCAAAAGGCCGACGATTGACCTGTTTGCCTTCGTCAAGGACATTCAGCACAGTCACAAGAATCTTATTGTGGATGGGTGGTCTGAGAAGCAGTACAACCCACATATGGTCAATCTTGCATTAAGTATGTTCCCTGATACCATTATTCAGGCCAATGAGATGAACAGCCGTCCGTTTTTGAGTAAGAAGATGCAAAATCTCTTTCTTATAAATACGATCAGACCCAAGAAGCGTTTTACGCCTTGGGTTAAGGCTGAGAAATCAGAGGACTTGGACATGGTCAAACAGTATTATGGTTACAATACTGAAAAGGCACGTTCAGCACTCAGAGTTCTGACAGCCCAACAACTTGACTATATCAGAGAAAGACTGAACACAGGTGGAACATGACATGTCACAAGACCTTTTTGACCTACACTTCCCAGACGTTGAATATTCTCCCGTAGAAGTATTCCTCAAGACGCCTGATGATTTCCTAAAGATTCGTGAAACCCTATCCCGCATTGGCGTAGCCTCACGAAAGGACAATACCCTTTACCAAAGCTGTCACATTCTCCATAAGCAGGGACGGTACTTCATTGTAGGCTTCAAGGAGCTATTTGCCCTTGATGGAAAGTCCACAGATTTGTCGCGGAATGACTTGCAAAGACGCAACGCCATCGCTAGATTACTAGAAGATTGGGGTTTGCTGGAAATCGTGAACGAAGACGTTTGTGCTGATGCGGCCCCAATGTCACAAATCAAGGTTTTGTCGTTCTCAGAAAAGGGTGAGTGGAACCTTGTCACGAAGTATACCATAGGGAAAAAGAAATGAAACTAAAGACGATGGTGATGTTAGGTCTAGCCACTCTCATGGGGGCTTGCATTCTTCCCCCTGAGACAGAACCCCGCACGGAAGTACGGGTGGTCTATGTCTATGAATCTTCAGCACAGTCGCGCTATGATTACGACTACAATGCTCGTTGGCAGTATGTCAACCCGTTGTATCGCCCTCATAGGTTCAGCTTTGAGAGTGCCTTGAATCGGGCCATTCAGGAGCGTCATCGTCGCCCAGAGCCACGGCAGGAACACCGTCGCCCAGACCCTCCAAGACCCTCTGAGACACATAAGAAGCACTAATGCACAGGCCCATCTATTCGATTGGTGATTCGCATAGTGGTACATTGTGTCCATGGGCCAATCAGATTCGCCTTGGTGCTGAAACGATTCACACGTTTGCAACAGGAAAGTGTGACAATCACTTCAAGTACTTTCAAGAAACGGGTGTTTTGAAGAAAGATGGGTTGTGGATATTTACCCTTGGTGAGATTGATATCAGGTGTCATGTCTACAACCAGATTCATAAGAAGGGACGAAAAGAACATGAAGTGATTCTTGATTTGGTTGAGAGATACACGGATAAGATCATGTCATTGAATACCGATGTTGCTATCATGAGTGTTGTGCCGCCAATCCAGTACGATGAGCGAAAGGAAGAAGTAGACAAAGACCCCGCATTTGCCATTTACAGCATTATGGGGCCAGATAAAGATAGAAGTCGCTATACATTTTTCTTGAATCACGGTATTTGGATGCGGTGTATATTACTTGGTATTCCTTACCTGAACATATATGATCGCTATAAAGATGAGAAAGGGATGCTTCCCATCGACATGTCAGATGGAAATGTACACATCCTAAATAGAGGGAAGGTTGAAACCTACCTGAAAGAGCTAGACCTAATTCCATAACTGAGTGAGGATACCATGGCTGTAAAGTGCGTTCGTTTGACGAGTGGTGAAGAAGTGATTGCTGATGTAACAGAGCATGAGAACGGTGTCACGTTGGGTACTCCCGCGAACATCTTCATGCAACCCAATGGCAAGGGTCAGGTCAATGTGGCGTTGATGCCCATGATGCCCTATGCGGAGAAGAAGGAATTCAACTTTCCCAAGAGTGCCATCGTATTGATCTTTAGCCCAAGCCGCGAGTTGTACAACGAGTACAATCGTTTGTTTGGAAGTGGATTGGTCATCCCCACGATTGAGCTAGACCGCAAGCAACTCATCCAAGAGTAACCCATGTTGACAAAGGAAATGTTCGAAGGTCGTCCCTTCGAACCCTTTGTCGCGGTGGTTTTCAGTCGGTACGAAGAATTCGATCCAGCAACCGAAACGATAACAAAGAAGTTCAAGATTGAACGTATCAAAGAGGAAGACTTTGATCAGTATGAGCTTATCGGTGAAGGAACTCGTAAGGGAATCCCGCGCATTCAGAGGGTTTAGATATGCTTCTTGTAAAAACCCGATTGGGTGAAAGCTCCATTCATGGAATTGGTGTTTTAGCCAACGAGTTTATTCCTAAGGGTACTCTTGTGTGGAAATGGCATGAGGGGGTTGATCAAAACATATCAACTCAATTGGTAGATGCGTTACCAGATATAGCCAAAGAATACATCAAAAGATATTCGTGGTTCAGTGGGGGATGGTATTGTTTGTGTTCTGATAATGACAGATTTCTCAATCATTCAGATAACCCAAATTGTGGTCTTCTTGGTGATTGGGGTGATGTGGCTCTCAAAGATATTCAAATTGGTGAAGAGCTTACTGTCGATTACAGAAAATTTGATCCACATTTTGGATCAAAAGAACATGGGTATGATTGGGTTTAGGGGTTGACAAACGTAGGGGAATGCCCTACATTACATCATGGCAGTAATCACATTCAAGCTCCGAGGCGAGTGAATGAAGAAGTTCTACACCAGTGTTGTTCAGCACGGGAAAAATCTCCTTGTGCGAAGTATCGAAAATGGTCGGCACATTCAGGACAAGGTTCCCTTCCGTCCGACGCTCTTTGTGAACAGTACCAAAGAGAGCAAGTACAAGAACCTTAGGGGCCGTAATATTGAACCCATCAAGTTGGGTGATATTAACGAAGCCAAGGATTTCGTCAAGCAATACGAGGATGTAACTGATTTTCCCATTTATGGGAATACGTCTTTTGCATACCAGTATATTTCAGAAACGTACCCAAATGGAGTAGATTTCGATCTAGCATCCATCCGGATATGCTCACTGGACATTGAGGTTGAGTCTGAGAATGGATTTCCAGACCCCCGCAAGGCTGATGAAAAGGTTCTCTTGATTACGTTGCGTGATAAGATATCCAAGGAAACTATCACCTTTGGTACCAAGCCATTTGATGTGGCCACTATCAGGCATTTCGATCCAGCAAAGTACACTTACGTCTATTGCAGGGACGAGCCGGAAATGTTTCGAACGTTCCTGCGCCATTGGGTGACCAACTTTCCCGATGTGGTCACTGGTTGGAACAGTCAAAACTTCGACTTGCCATACTTGATCAACCGTGGAAACAAGATTCTCAACGAAAACGAAATCTTGGATATTTCTCCATGGAGAAATGTAAGAGAACGCATCATTTTCATCAACAGTCGTGAAGTCCAAAACTATGATATCGTGGGTATCGCCAGCTTGGATTACCTAGACTTGTACAAGAAGTTTGGTACCTACAATGTACAGGAAAGCTACAAGTTGGATTACATTGCCAAGCAGGAGTTGGGAAGGCAGAAGCTTGAGAATCCTTACGACACCTACAAGGAATTCTACGCCAAGGATTGGAATCTTTTCGTTGAGTACAATGTTGTTGACACATTGCTGGTCGATGAGCTTGAAATGAAGATGGGTTTGATTGACATGGCCATTACTATGGCGTATGACTCTCGTTGTAACTATGTGGATGTGTACCATGCAGTGCGACTTTGGGATTGCATTCTCACTGACTTCTTGATGGAGAAAAACATTGCGGTACCACAACGTCCCAAGAATCTTGTAGTCCGTCAGATTGAGGGTGGGTATGTTAAACTCCCAAAGCCAGCACGATACAACTGGATCATCAATTTTGATGCCACTTCGGAGTATCCGTCTGTTATGATGCAGTGGAACATGTCTCCTGAAACCTATCGGGGAATGCTCTCAGACGTTACGGTAGACAAGATGTTGAAGGGTGATATTCCAGAGTTGGAATATGATGTGTGCTTGGCGGCAAACGGGACGATGTACACAAAGGAATTCAAGGGCATCTTCCCTCAAATCATTGAGAAGATTTTTTCTGAGCGTGTGTACTACAAGAAGAAGTATATCGAAGCCCAGAAGCTCTACGAGAAAACACATGATCCGCAGTTGCTTAAGGATATGTCAAAGTACAACAACATTCAGATGGCCAAGAAGATTCAGTTGAATTCTCTGTACGGTGCCTTGGCTAATGAATACTTCCGTTTCTATGACGCCAACATTGCTGAAGCGGTCACAAAAACAGGGCAATATGTTATTCGAAGCGTTGCAAATGGGCTTAATGACTACCTAAATAAACTGATCGGAACGACAGGTTACGACTATGTGTTCTACAGTGACACAGACAGTTGTTACATTACTTTCGAGCCGATGGTGACGAAGTACTTTGCGGGAAAGAGTAATGAAGAGATTGTGGGGTTGTTAGATAAGGTAGTTGAAGAGAAGATGCAAGATGCCATCCGAAAGATCACTGACAAAATCTTCAAGGATACTAACTCCTTCCAGAAGAAGATGTTCTTCAAGCGGGAAGTCATTGCCAACACGGGTATCTGGACAGCCGCCAAGAAAAAGTACGTCTTGAACGTTTATGATTCTGAGGGGGTGCGCTATGATCCTCCCAAGATCAAGATTACTGGCATGGAGTCCAATCGAAGTTCAACTCCTGAAGTGGTTCGAAAGAAGTTGAAGGAAGCGTTGAGAATTTGCCTCAATGGGGATCAGATCACCTTGCAGAAGTTCATTAAGGAGTTTGAGAAGGAATTCAAACAAATGTCTGTGGAACAGATTTCATTTCCACGGGGAGTGAATGACATTGAGAAGTATGGGCGGGCAATCAATATCTACGCGAAGGGAACACCCATCCATGTTCGTGCCGCCTTAATGTTCAATTACTTGGTGAAGGAAAGGGGGTTGCAGGATCGCTATGAAGAGATTCAAAGTGGCGACAAGATCAAGTTTGTGTACTTACGAGAACCCAATCCGATTGGGGAAAACATCATCGGGTTTGTGGGAACTTTGCCAAAGGAGTTTGGATTGGAACGGTATATTGACTACCCGAAGATGTTCGAAAACACTTTTGAACGGCCAATTACTTCTACATTATCTGTTATCGGTTGGGATGCGCGGCCACGGGCCACATTAGACTTTCTACTAGGAGATTGACATGGGTTTGATCGAACGGTTGTTGAAGAATAGCACAAGTGATTACACAGACACGATTGCGGATTCGCAGATGTTCAAGCAAAAGGATTTTGCTCCGACGTTGGTTCCTGTGGTGAATTTGGTTATGTCGGGGTCTTTCAAGGGTGGCATCACCAGAGGCCACACGGTCTTTGCTGGCGAGTCCAAGCACTTCAAGACGGCATTCCTCATGCTGTGTGGTCGAGCCTTCTTAGACAAGTATCCTGATGGAATCATCCTCTTCTATGATACCGAGTTTGGTGCGCCTCAGGACTATTTCAAGACCTTTGGTATTCCGATGGAGAAGGTCATTCATACGCCAATCTTCAACATTGAAGAAATGATTCACGATTGCATGACACAGCTTCAGGAAATCAAACCGGAAGATCATGTGATTGTGCTTGTAGACTCCTTTGGAAACATGGCATCCAAGAAGGAAATTGAAGATGCGTTGAAGGGAGAAGACAAGGCAGACATGCAACGTGCCAAGAAACTCAAGAGCTTGTTCCGTATGATTGTCATGCAATTGAATGCGAAGGACATTCCGATGATCAGCGCAGGACATACCTACAAGACGCTGGAAATGTACAGCAAGCAAATCTTGAGTGGTGGAACCGGATACTACTACGGGGCAAATGATATCTTCTTTATTGGTCGTAATCAGGAGAAGAACGAAGCTACAAAGGAAATTGAGGGGTACAACTTCGTTATCAACGTGGAGAAGTCTCGCTTCGTTCGTGAGAAGTTGAAGGTGGAAATTGCGGTAACCTTTGATGGCGGTATCAACATGTGGTCGGGCTTGCTTGAGTTGGCCTTGGAGAGTGGTCATGTGATCAAGCCCAAGCAGGGTTGGTATCAGGTGGCTGGAAAGGAAGGGAAGAGCTTCCGTGAAGCAGACACCAACAGTGCCGCTTTTTGGCTTCCCATTTTGGACAATCAGAGTTTCGTGGATTTCGTTGAGAACAAGTTCCGTCTTGCCAAGGGTGAAATCATCAGAGACATTACTGATGAAGAAATTGAAGAGGACATGAAAAATGCCTAAGTTCCAAGTACAGATTATTGAATCCGATTCCTTTGGGTGGAATCGGCGTCTTGAAGACACGGTAATCTTTCAGAACGAAGTGGCGGCAAAGGCTTTTCAGGACAAGTACAACAAAGAACCCGGAGAGCCTGACGTTGAAGGGAACATCATGATTGCAACGAAACCGTTAGAAATTCAGGAGGAAAAAGATGCCTCTGTCAAGAGTGTTTCATGAAGGAACCAAGGTAACAAATAATCTCATCTTAGCAAGATATGATCCGAGTGATTTCACTTTGATGACGCCAATTCCAGCTAATACGGTTGGTGTGGTAACCAAACTTGGAATTATGAAACCCCATACTGGTGTAGTTATTTCTGTTTTCAGAGTTGATTTTGAGGGGTATGGGCCTTCTGTTTTTAGTGGTGAGAGAATCGATGAATTGACAATTGTGGATAATCATGAAGAAGGAACAATATGGGGGAGATATGACATACAAGATGCCAGATGATATTGAAGTGGTGGAGTACAAGTACGAGGGGCCAGCCTACAGTGTGCATGGCCCAGAGAAGCATTTGGCCAAAGGGATTACCACCAATTTCTTCATTCGAATTGATGCGGGGGAGTTCAAGGGGGTAGAGTTTACCTACACCAAAGTCCAGAACAAGGGCATTGACGATGAAGATGATACCTACCACTTGACTTTCGACTACGATGTGCTATATTCCCCTCCACGCTTACCCAAGGTCATCCAGAAGGACTTTGAGGCAGTGCTATGGGAAATCCTTCGGGAAATTCTTGTGCAGACCGCAGATGCTATTTCCAAGGATGTGACGGACGATCCTTCGGAGAAAGTATTTGATGAACTAGATACCACAGTACCAGACGAGTTTCATCCTGAAGAGTTCGTTCAAAAATCGGAGACTGACTAATGGTTAGTATGGAAACGCTCATCATCACTCACTTGTTGCATGATGAGAAGTATATGCGGAAGGTTCTTCCTTTCATGAACTTGGAATACTTTGCTAGTTCTGGGGACAAGAAGATCATTGAACACATTATCAATTTCGAAAATCAGTATCATGTTCCCCCGACTGTTGAGGCATTGACGGTTCTTGTCCAGAAGGAGACAAACCTGAAGGAGGGAGAATACAATGAAATCATTGCCACCTTGGAAGAATGTAAGACAAAGACTGAAACTCCGTTAGATTTCTTGGTAGATGAAACCGAGAAGTTTTGTAAGGAGAAGGCTGTCTACAATGCTGTCAAGCGTTCCATTAAGATCATCGATGGACTTGACCCCAAGATGAAGAAGGATGCCCTTCCAAGCTTGCTTCAGGATGCTTTGGCAGTGGGGTTCGATAACAGTGTGGGTCATGACTACATCAATGATGCAGAGGCTCGTTACGAGTACTACACCAACAGTGAGACACGCATCCAATCAGACTTGGCTATGCTCAATCTTATTACCCGTGGTGGTGTCAAGCGTAAGACCTTGAACCTTATCATTGCTGGTATTCACGTTGGTAAGACAATGGTAATGTGTCACCTTGCCGCCGCCTACAAGAGTCAGGGGTACAATGTGCTGTACATCACCTTGGAAATGGGTGAAGAGGAAATCTGTGAACGTATCGATGCCAACCTAATGAATGTGGCGGTAGACGATCTACCCACGTTACCCAAGTCCATGTTCATGAGCCGCATTGAGAAGATCAAGAGCAAGTCTGAGGGACGATTGATCATCAAGGAATTCCCAACGGGTGGCGCACATGCTGGTCACTTCCGTGCTTTGATGAGCGAGTTGAAGACGAAGCAGAACTTTACGGCTGATGTGGTATTCGTGGATTACATTGGTATCGTTGCCAGCCAAAACTTGAAGTCTTCTGAGAACACCAATTCGTACATGAAGGAAGTCTCCAAGGAATTGAGAGGGCTGGCCAAGGAACAGAAGGTGGCCATGTGGTCAGGCGCACAGTTGACCCGTAGCGGTATTGATTCCTCTGACCCAACGATGACAGACACGGCAGAAGCTATCAGCCTTCCAGCCATCGCTGACCTTCAGCTTGCCCTTATCAGGACAGATGAGTTGGACAGGCTAGGTCAAATCCTCCTGAAGCAATTGAAGAATCGATACAGGAGAATGACGAAAAACAAACGTTTCGTTATCGGTCTGGATGAGGATAAGCAACGTCTGTACGATGTTGAACAGGATGCTCAACGCGACATTATGGCAGACCCACATGCCAATGATGCCAAAAAGATAGTTCTCTCTGATGGGACAAGCAAGTATGGAGATAAAGATTTCTCAGGGATCAAAGTGAGTTAGGTATAAATAGGGGGTAACCTTCGGGGAGCCTCCTATGCATTTGGCGAAAGCAATTGACGCCAATATTATGGAGTCGGAGTTGGTCAAGTCGTGGGGAACTACGGTGACTACGTCCCACTTTAAGCGAATGTTGAATGATATCGTTGGACAGTACGATGCGAAAGCGGTCATTAAACGTGAAACACTAAAGAAGACGATGGTTATGAAGATTTCTGGGTCTTATTCCTACTATCGAAAGGGGAAGAAGATCGACATTGTCTTTCACCTAGATCATCGTCGCAAGAGCATTCTTTTGAACACCCGCTTACTCAATCGGGTCATTTTTTTGACCAGCCAAACGCTTCAGCATGAGTTGATTCACAAGGCACAATACAAGAAGTTTGGAAAGACGTTCTACACCAAACACATTCCCGTTCTCTATTCACCATACGTCCAGAAGAAGCGAAAGGACAACATTAAGTATTTGAGTCTACGAGAAGAAGTGGATTGCTTCGCCCAGAACATTGCCATGGAGTTGGTGTACAAGTACCCGAAAGAAAGTCCAGTTGAGTTGTTCAAGACTCTTGACAAACGCAATATATCCCTTTACAATAAGTACAAGTTGGTTTTCAAAAATACCGATTGGGCAGATTTGAAGAAGGTGCTTCTCAAGAAGATTTGGAAGTGGCTTCCAAAAGTTTCTGTCCCTCCCCGTTTGATTACCCCTTGACAAACCTGTTTCCACTAGTTAGCTTATATACATAACAACTGAGGGCAGACCGATGACCGAAATCTGTAGCACAGGCGATGAAGAACAGGAAGAGTTTCTGGACTATATGTGCTATGGTGATGGGGCAATTTTCGCATTGGTTGAGCGTGAAGGTGAAGAAACAATTTTGTCAAGGAGGAAACGTGACTCAGTACAGGAAGATTATGCAGAGGTTGTACGGAAATGGATCGCTTACTTCTACGGAAGCGCAGAAGATGGGGATCACGAACCTCAGGGCCAGAGTGTGTGAATTGCGCGATAAGGGTCACCTTATCATGACGCACGGAACCATCGGCCTTCCCGTAGTCTACAAGCTGTTCCAGCGTAACGACTACTACACTCGCTAATGCTCAAGACCTTTATTGATGCCATCATCGTACTGATGCTGGTGGTATTGGCTTTTAGCCCTGCTCTTGTGTATCGTGCCGTTGACAAGTACTTCTTCCAGAAGAAAGATATCAATCTCTTTGCCCGTGACATTTTCAACGAGCCAGTAGAGATTGATTTTGCCGATGGAGAGAGTGGCTTCAATCAGGAAATCTCCTTTGAAAAGGATGAGAAGATTCTGAAGAACCTCAAAGCCATGGTGAAGAATACGCGCAAGCGAAAAGTGAAGAAGATGTGGAAGATCAAGTTGGGTGAATTTGAGCGTAGACTGAAGTGGCAGACTACTATGGAAAAGACCAATGACCACGAAACTCTTCCGGTATCCTAAATGAGCAATATCATCTATCGTGATGGTGGCGGTATTACGATCATCGATTTCGCTGAGTACCCAAGTGGGGAACCCCTTATTCGGTTTGCCCCATCGCAGATT